GAACGCCGCGCCGCGCGCGAAGCTGTTATGACAAAAGAGAACCAGATGCGAGAAGGTCGCAGTGGTGATCTTGGGGCTAGACAAGTTAATCGGTTCAATAAGAGCCGTGCTCCTATAGATGTCCCTGTAGAATAAGCAGTTTACTTATTGACGCTGGTAGGTTATCTTTCCCGCCAGCGTCGTTTATCGACGGATTTATGTTTTGTGATGGCCACTTAGAGCGCTTTTATTTGGCATAATTCTAAAAGCATGAATTTACGATTTTAATTCTGTTAATGCAGAATTTTTGTTACTCGCGCTGAGTAACTTCAAAAAACTGTCAGTCTCTATAACGCGCTGTTGTAGTTACGACTTCCACTCTTAATTAGGAGGAAGCCGTGGCGAACAATTTTGTTCCATTTGGTTTCAGACCTACTTCGACCAGCAATGGTCCGATGAATTTTCGGATCTCTGCCCGTCGAATTGCATCAACGAATACCACCGCCATCTATAAAGGTGACGCGGTTATGAATATTGTCGGTCCTTCAACCGGCTATATTACTCAAGCTACTCCTGCTGGAATGGCTACTGCTCCTCTCGCGGGCATTTTCTGGGGCTGTGAATATCTCTCAGTCAGCCAGAAGCGCGTGATTTGGAATCAGTATTGGCCCGGCAGCGATGCTCAGAATGACGTGATTGCTTACGTTATTGATGATCCAAATGCTCGTTTTGTTGTCCAGACTTCTGGTTCTTCGTTCCAGATCACTGGCACCAATGCAGCTTTCGGCACGTCTCCTGTTGGTCAGCTTGCCCAGTTCACGGTCGGCACTGGTTCTGCTCTTACGCAGCAATCAGGCATGTTCCTGAGCTCGGTCGGCACGACAGCAACGCTCCCATTCATCATCACGAACATGATCATTGATCCGCCCGGCGCTAACGGCACCGACGCGACCTCCAACTACAACTGGGTTGAAGTTGGGTTCAATAATGAATGGCTTCGTTCAAACCAGGATATCGTTGGCCCGACAGGCCCAACTGGCCCAACTGGCCCATCAGGCCCAACTGGCCCAACAGGCGCTTAATAGGAGTAGTCTAAAATGGCAGTTAACTTATCAGCCATCCGGGACCTGCTTCTTCCAGGTCTGCGTGGCGTTGAGGGTAAATATCCTCAGATCCCAGCACAGTGGGACAAAGTGTTTGAAAAAGCCAAGTCAAACATGGCTCTCGAGCGCACAGCTGAAATGCGTTACCTCGGTCTTGCTGCAATCAAGACTGAAGGCGGCGCAGTATCGTTCGACAACAATGCGTCTGAGCGCTACGTCTATAACCAAGAGCACTATGAAATTGGTTTGGGCTACGCGATCACCCGTAAGGCTATCGACGATAACCTCTACAAGACTCAATTCACGCCAACGAACCTCGGCTTGATCGAATCTTTCGGTCAGACAAAGGAAATCTACGGCGCGAACATCCTCAACACGGCTCAGACCTACAATGCTACGGTCGGCGGCGACGGTCAGGCGCTTTGCTCGCTTAACCATCCTATCGACGGTCAGGTTGTAGCAAATACGCCAACTGTTCAGGTTGATCTTAACGAGTCGTCATTGCTGAACGCAATGGTTAGCATCCGTCAAAACTTCAAAGACATCGCTGGTCTGAAGATGTTTGCTCGCGGACGCAAGCTGATCGTTCCACCGTCACTTGAGCCAGTTGCTATTCGTCTGACGAAGACCGAACTGCGCCCAGGCACTGCGGACAACGACGTCAATGCGATTCATACGACCGCAGGCGGCTTGCCTGAAGGTTATATGGTCATGGACTTCTTGACCTCACAGTATGCTTGGTTCTTGCTGACCAACATTAAGGGCTTAGTGTATATGGAACGAGTCCCTTATGAAATGGATATGCAGGTCGACTTTACCACAGATAATTTGTTGGTCAAAGGGTATGAGCGCTACTCGTTTGGATATTACAACTGGCGCAGTATTTTTGGTAGTTTCCCAACGTCATAACAATGACTTAGGGTTAAATTAACCGTAAAATACAAGACTAAAGGGTAGGTTTGATTAACTTTTCATACCTACCCACTTAACCTTAGATAACTTATTGCTTGACATTGTTGAACGAGGGTATACGCTATACCCACTCAACAATGGAGAGTAAGGATGAAAGTTAAAGATTTAACCTTTGCAGAGGTGGATGCTGTAATAGCTTATGACGCCGAAAATGGTGTTTTTACGTGGAAAATAGATTCTGGTAAAAGCATCAAAGCGGGTTCTTTGGCGGGGGCTTGGAAAGCCATCCAAGTGAGAACTACAGGTGAAGAAAGAAAGTATTTGTATATCACCTATCGCGGAATAAGCATGGTAGCGGCGCGTGTGGCTTGGTTGCTTACTAATGGGGAATGGCCAACGACTTTAGTGCAATTTATTGATAACGACACAACCAATCTTCGGATTAATAATCTTAAATTGGCTATGTTTGAGTCAAAAAGAGTATCTAAAGACGGTAGAATAAACCATCGAATGAGCAAAGAGGCTTCCCGTCATTACGGCCTAAAAAGGCATTATGGTATTACCCTGACGGAATACACAGAGATGTATAATTCCCAAGATGGGAAATGTGCTATTTGTGGATTACCGGAAACAACAATGCTTCATGGTAAGATTCGGGATCTTTCCGTGGATCACTGTCATAAATCGGGTAAAGTTCGTCAGCTTCTTTGTAATGCGTGTAATCATATTTTGGGTGAATCTAAGGAAAATACAAATACACTCTTAGCTGCTGCCGCTTATCTCGAAAAGCACGCTGCTAAGAGTGAAGATCTAGGACCACCAGCCCTGCGGACCGACCTAGCGGACTCTGCACAGACTTCAGGGCAAAACCTAGTGCAGGAGGTATAGCACATGGGAACGACTACTTTCACTGGACCAGTCCGGTCCGGTAATATCCTCAACACAACGGGAACTACTGTTGGCAGCGATGTTGCCAATGTTGGTTACGCGGTTCTGGCGCAGAAAGCACAGATTCTGCAAACCATGTCTACCGCAACGGCAATTCCAATTGTCATTCCGGCGAACAGCGCGATTGTGAATATTTCGTCTTACGCCGAAACCGACTTCGCGGGTGGCGCAACTTTTAGCCTGGGCATCACGAGCGCGGCGAATGAATTAGCTACCGGCGCAGCGTGCGCTGCTGGCGTTTCTATTGTTTCGGCAAGCACCGATCCGCAGGCTATGGTCTGGGCAGATGTTGGCACGTCAGACGTGCAGATTTATGTTCGATCTTCTGCAACGGGCATTGGTGTCGGTTATATTATCGTCCAGTATGCTCAAGCGCTGAATGCTTGATGAACTAATCGTAATCACAGTAGTTTTATCTACGAGGAAGAAGGAATACGCATATGAAGGGTAGAATTGCACGCGCCTCTGGCGGTTCAACGGAAGAAGGCGTAAAACCATCAACAGGTTCATTAAATCTTGATGCTTATGCTGGCGGTGACAGCAACGTAGCTAAAGAAGCCAAAGCTGCTTCGAAGCCTTTTAAGAAGGGCGGCAAGGTAAGCGCCTTTATTAAGGGTAAAATGTCCGAGGGCATGGAAAAGAAAATGGCCAAGAAGGACGGCGGCTGCGCAACTGGCGACAAGTCACATGCTCGCATGGACAAGGCTCCGCGCAAGGGTCGTGCTAACGGCGGCCCGCTTTCAACGGCGAACAAGACGTCAGAGCGTCCTGACTTTAAAGGAATGGAACGCATCAACGACTAAACAAAAAAGAGAGGCTCCTTTGGGGCCTCTCTCGCTATTCTGGGGGATTACATGGCCGAGAAGTGGATACAAAAAGCAATAAAGCACGAAGGCTCGTTGCATAAGGCGCTTCATGTCCCTGAAGGCGAAAAAATCCCTGAGAAGAAAATATTGAAGGCGGAGCACAGCGATAATCCCGCTCTGGCCAAGAAAGCTCAGTTAGCTGAGACTCTGAAAAAACTTCACAAGCGCCACGGCGGAGATTGCTGACATGCGCCCAATTACAGTTTCAATTCCTGCAAATTCTGCGGCTCTGACAGCGAGCGACTGGGTTTATTTTGACCAGTGGTCGCCTGGCCCAGCCGGCGTTCAAGTTAGTGTCACAGGAACCGTTAATTATACGGTTCAGACAACATTTGACGATCCTAACAGTCCAACGAATCCAGTGGCCGTAAACAGCGTTAATTGGCTGCCTGCTGAAGATACGGATTTAGTTAGCGCAAATGCGTCGAAGCAAGGCGCTCTTTTGCCTGTTCCTGTGTTTGCGCGGGTTCTTTTGAATAGCGGGAATGGTTCGCTGAGTGCGACCTTCACGCAACTTGGAAACGTAACGTATTAATTTCCTACGATAGGTGGAAAATGACTGACGAAAACGTAAAAGCTGGTGGATTGGGAGCAACACTGACGTCCGTTAATGGCATCAGTAAATCAGCGGTTTGGATTCTGGGCGATGATATTGGCGCTCCTGGTCGCACTTATCCTGATAACCCACAGGGAACGTCTTCGCTTGGCTGTGTTAAGGCTGGCACGAACATTACGATTGCTGAGGACGGCACGATCTCCGCAACCGGCACACTTGGCTCGGATTGGGCGAATGTTACCAATAAGCCATTTAATACGCTTGGCAGCGGCCTGACGGTAACGGACGGCGTATTGAGTGTTACGGGCGGCGGCGGTTCAACCGATTGGTCGCAGATCACGAATAAGCCTCTTACCTTTGCTCCTCCTATTGCAACCAATTTAGTTCTTGGCGGTGTAAAGCAGGGGACGAATATTACGATTGCTCCTGACGGCACGATCTCTGCGACGGGTTCGCTTGGCACGGATTGGTCAAACATCACCAACAAACCAACAGCTTTTCCACCTACGCCTGCTAATGGCAGCGCGACGCTTGGTGGCGTTAAGGCTGGCACAAACATTACGATTGATCCGGATGGAACGATTTCTGCGTCTGGCAGCGGCCCAACGGGTCCGGTTGATTGGAAGGACATCACTAATAAACCAGCAACATTTACGCCTCCGATTGCAACGACGAACGCCCTTGGTGGCGTTAAAGTCGGCACGGGCCTCAATGTTTCGGCTGACGGCACAATAACGGCTGCTTCTTCTGCTCCAACATGGAATGATATTACGGGCAAGCCAGCCACGTTTACGCCTCCGATTGCTTCGGACAAGCAGCTTGGTGGCGTTAAAGAAGGTGCGGGCATCAACATTGAAGCTGACGGCACGATTAATACGGTAGCAGCTGCGCCTGAGTGGCGTGAGATTCTTAACAAGCCAGCAACGTTTACGCCTCCGATTGCGACGGATGATAGTCTTGGTGGCGTAATTGCAGGTCCTGGCGTTACTATTTCGCCCAATGGCGAGATCTCTGTTCGCACAACTCCTCCGGATTGGACAGAAATCACCAACAAGCCAGACGAGTTTAATCCGCCTATTGCATCGCGATCCGTTCTCGGCGGCGTTAAGCAAGGCAATAACATCTCGATTGAC